CTTTTCGACCTCTTCCTCAATCGCGCGGACCGTCGCCCAATTCTCGTCCAGGCGGGCGATGTCGAGGTCCCAGCCGCGTTTCAGCAGCCCTTCTTCGCGCTCCATGGCGCGGGCGCGGGCTTCGTCCAGCTTGGTCTGGACCTCGCCCGAAATGGCCCTCGCCTGCGCCGCCTTGAACCCGGCGTCTTCCAGCTGACGGATGCGCGCCGTGATCTCGGCTTGGCGCTCCAGTTCGCGGACCTTCGCGACCTGCTCATCCAGCTGCGCCACTTCCAGTGCAGTCTGGGACTTCAGATCCTCCAGCAAGCGCCGCCGCTGTTCGGCCGCTTTGGCGTTCTTGCCCGCGTCCTTGTCGGTGTATTCGAGCGGCGTTGTCGCCTGAACGACCGTCTCCTGCGCAGTTTCGGCCAGCGCCCGATAGGCCTTCTCGGCTTCCTCTGCCTCGATGCGCAGGCGTTTGAGGTCCGTCGTCTCCTGGACGGTATCAATCGGGTTGCCGTTCGGGCCGATCTGGGTGGGCCGCTGCTCTTGGGGCAGGAGTGAGAAGCCCGCCGGAATGCCGCCCATCGAAAGCGATTGGGAATAGGTCGTGACTGGCTTCGACGCGACTTCAGCCTTGGCAGCTAGATAATCGTTGCGCTTCTGCTGCGCCCGCACTCGCTCCCTGTCGAGGAGAGCGGCGATGTTCCGTCGAATGCTCGCCGTGTCTTCATCATTCGCGGCAGCAAGCTTTCGGACCAGCTTCTCCAACTCGCTGGTGGCGGGCGCTATTTCCGCCTGAGCCTTGGCGTGCGCCTTGGCGGTGATCTCTGCTGTAGACTGGGCCTTCGCCAGCATTACGAGGCCCGTCACCAGCCCGGCGACGGCGAGGGCGGCCAGACCAAACGGGTTCTTGGCCATAGCGGCCGACAGGGCGTCCACGGCCCCCTTAGTCCTCACAAGCGAGGCCGCATTCGCAAGCTGCGCAGCCGTCGCGATCCCGACGCTGGCCGCGTAACGGGTCGCGAGGAATACGGCCAGCGCCTGGGCGGCATCCAGCACCGTATCCATATTGTCGCCGAGGAACCCGAGGCCCTTCGTCGCTAGGTCGACGGCGGCGATGGCGGCGGCGGTTCCGCCCTGGTCCGCCATTTGCTTGAATGTATCGTCCGCCTGACGCTGAAGATCGTTCAGGGACTTCGTCAGACCGGTGTTGACGGCCTTCGCCGTGCCGTCCACCTGAGACGACAGGTTTTTCAAAACGACCTGTTGCGCTTCGGCGCTGCGACCCGCCTTCATATGGGCCTCGGCGCGCTTCAGTTCTGCGTCTGTCAGGGCGAACCCGCGCTTCCGCAGATTGGCGAAACCTTCGATGGGATCGTCCAACGCTCGCGCCACAGCGTCCAGATTGGATTTCAGATCGCCGCCGAATACGGCCGCCATGTCATTGGCGACCTCAATGGCCTCGGTGAACTCTCTCCGGCCGATTGAGGTGAACGTCGCCAGCTGCGCCGCTGCGTTCTGAATTTCGGTGGCGCTTCGTCCTGTCTCTTCTTCCAGCTCTCGCGCCCAGGAAGCGATCTGCCCGTACGACAAGCCCGCCGCGTGGCCGGTCGTTTTCAAAACGGCTTCCAGCCGCTTGGCGGCCTCTTCGCCCTCCCGGAAATCCTTCACCAGCTGGGCGGCACCAAAGCTGACGCCGAGGGCAGCCAAGGCTGAAGTGGCCATCAGCGCCGAGCGACGGATGCCCATCGATGCGCCATCGACGCTCTTCTGGATTTCCGCCATGGACCGCCGGGTCTCCGCCTGGGCTCCATGCAGCGAGCGGTTCATCTTCTTGATGGTCGCTTCGAACTGCGTCGCGTTCGCCTCAATGCGAACCAGCAGCCGATCAATCTCTTCGGCCATGCACACCGCCCATGAAAAAGGGCGGCTCCGAAAGAACCGCCCGTTACACCTTCAGACTGCCTGCCGGTTACGGCTGCACATCCAGCCCCAAACACAGCCGCGCGTGCTCACGAATGAATCTCGTGCTGTCCTCGATCTCCGCTAGTGAGCGCGAGGCGTCGCCGACCTCACTACCCACGCGCAAATAACCGTCTCGATAATAGAAGTCGCGAAAGCCAACGTACCCGCCGAAAGCGTTCTTGCCGTTGAACTCTCCGCACACCACTCGTGGCTGCCCGTCCTGCCGAACCACTCTTACGTGTCTAAACTCTGCAGAACCCGGGTCTCGAAGCGTGTCTTTCACGGCCTCTTTCGCGTCCCGGATGTCCAGCGCCGAGCCGCAACCTGCGAGAAAAGCCAACGACAAGATCGCGATCTTTTTCAAAGAACCCTCCGCTCATTCGCAGGAGCATATTTTGGCGGCAGCCCTCGGGGAAGGCCTAACTCCGCGCCGCCTTCACCGCCGCCTCAAACTCGGCATCGGACGGCGGGCCTTCCTTGCTCTCGGCGCCCTGGGCCTTCAGCCAACCGTCATAGGCTCGCATCAGTCGCCAGATCGAAGTTTGCGAGACCGCTTCGGGCGAGAGGCCGATGGCGCCGCCGATCGCGTAGAAGTTTCCGAACCGGAGCTTTCGTCGGGGGAGCGGTTCGTCTCCCCCTCCATCTCCCCCTTCGGTTTGTCCTCGTCTGTGGCGCCGACAAGAGCGGCGCCGATGATGGACAGGCACAGCGGCTTCAGGGCCAGGAAGTCTCCCGGCCCCGCATAACGCTCGACCAGGGCCAGCGCCTTGAACTGATCGACGCCGCCGCCGATCAACGCCAGGCGAAGCGTATGGCGCAGGTCCGCCAGCCGCCAGCGACCTTCAGAGATCCGTTGATAGATCTCCTCCGGCCCGGCATCGGTCAGTTCCTGCAACTCCTCCAACTGGCCGATGGTCAGCCGGAAGTCATAAACGCTGTCACCGAATGGGGCGCGGGCCTTGGCCGAGCGGCTCATTACGGAACGTCCGCGCCGATGGTCGGCTCGTCAGCCTGCACCATGTTCATCGAGCCGGTGGCGTAGCCCCGAGCCTCAGCCTCAACGCTGAACGATTGCAGGATGTAGGCGCCGGCGACGCGCCACACGCCAGCCTGACGAACACGCACGTTCACCGTCTGGCCGACGCGCTGCATCCAGGCCAGCATAGAAGAGGCGTGGACCTTGAAGTTGCCGCCGATGGTGCTGTCGGTGCTGTCGACACGGCGCACGATCTTGTCGGGTTGGGAAGGGTCGTCGCAACGGGGAATGCTCTGCTCGGTCACCGACGCAGTGCGCTCGAAGGAGCGCGAGCCGTTGATCATGCAGTCGTGCGCGAAGACCTCGGGGTCAGCGCCATTGCCGATTTGGACAAGGATCGACTCGCCCGAGACGACCTCAACGTATTCAGGTTCCGCCATAGCGGTTCTCCATGTGAAAGCGCCGCCCGGTCAGGGGCGGTTCAGGGTTGAGCGGTTGCTCGGGGATCAGGCGCTTGGCGCCAGCCGGTAGCGAAGGTGGATGGCGACGCGGCTGGTCCGCCGGTCCGCCTCACGGGTCGAAATCACCCGCTCCACTTCGTGAATGACGACGGTGAAGCCGGGCACCGCGATCTTGTCGTTCAGCAGCTTCACCAGGGCTGCCGCAATCCGCTTCACCTCGGGCCACCCCACGGCGCGCGACCAGCAGTCCAACTGAACCGAAATCGCCACCAGGTTGTGGCATTGGTCGCCGTCGTCGCCAGAGGTCATCGGGCCGAACGACACATATGGGAAGAGGTCGTCTGAAACCCGCCCGGTCTCGTCGGCGGGGACCTGGTCATAGATGCGCTTGCCGATCAGGCCGTCCATGACTGCCGATCCGCGCACCGTGGCGTTAATGGCGCCCTGAAGCTCAAGCTGCCCGTCGATCATTTCTTGCGAAGCTCCCGCGTCACGGCGCTGGCGATGCGGCGCTTGATCTTTGGACCAAGGGTCCGGACGACCGGGTAGAAGTGCGGCACGGCCGGCACCTGCGTCCCATCCTCCGCGACGTGGCCTAGCTCGACGCGCGGAGCTTTCGGCCGCCCCTTGCTGTCCTTGGCGTCGCTAATGACGACGTAGGAGATGTCCCCCAGGGAGTCGGGTTGGTTTGGACAGGGAGTCGGGTTGGCTCACTACCCGACTTAGAGTCGGGTTGCGGTTTTCCAGCCCGATCTGGGGCGCTCGTGGCGACGAAGTCGATCAGGTCCGACGTGCGGGATCCGTCCTTACGGCGCCGAGGGTGACGCTCGATCCAGCCCCGATCCTCGAAGGCAGCGAGAGCGCGTTCGACGCTCTTCAGCGAGCAGCACGCCTGCGTCGCAATGGTGTCCTGTCCAGGATAGCAGGTGCCGTCCGCACCGACGTAGTTCGCCAGCACCAGCAGGATCGCCTTCTCGGTCGCTGTGGCGCAGGTCTGATCCAGCGCCCAGGTGATCGCCTGAACGCTCATGCCGCCACCTCGACCAGACGGGCGAGAATGGCCGCGCGGCCGGGCTCAGGGATGGCGTAGCCGCCTTTATCTCGACCACCGGCCGTAACGATCAGGCCTCCGAGGCCGACATCAGCCAGCGATTCACGCAGTACGCAGACGCGCGTCTTGATGACGTTCCTCGCGTCGGTCAGGTCGCTATCCATCCACGGCCGCGCTGCGGCTAGGCGCTCGACCGTCACCGTCCGCCCGTCAGCATCCAGCAGAGCGCACAGGGTCGCCGCCTGCATTCGGCTGCCCAGCAGCTGGAAAGCCGCCACCTCCAGACCAAGACGTTCGAGCGGCGTCACAATGACACCACCGACCGGCGCAGCGTCTTCAGCCGCTCCAGGCGCTTCTCTGTCCTCAGGATCATGTGGTCCAGGCGCCGCGCGCCGATCGACAGCTTGCGGTTCAACTGGGCGACGTGGTTGGCGATCACATCGTCTTCGCCGATCAATTCCTCAATCCGGCGCACGCCGTGGATGGCTGTCGTGTGATCCTTTCCGCCTATCGCGCGGCCGATATCTGGGAAGGACAGTGTCGTGTGCTGGCGGCACAGGTACATCGTGATCTGGCGCGGTCGGGTGACCGCGTTCGCGCGGCCCTTCCCGGTGATCGCGGCCTCGGTCAGCCCGAAGTGACCAGCGACGACCTCTACGATCTCGGCAGCAGTGATCCGGTACGGCAGGTGCGTCTGCCCAACCCTGCCCGCTCTCCAGTCTTCGGCCGACACGGCCCGCGCCAGCGGGACATGCGTGTATGGCTCGCGCTTGGCTGGATAGGTGGTGCGCAACACCTCAACCGGAACACCCGTAGCCAGGAACGCAGCCTGATAGGCGCCCGGCGACTTGGCCAGCAATGCGCCGGCCTGGCGAAGGGAACATGCGTCATAGCCCCTAGCGGCTGTTGCATGCAGCCCGGCGGACCCGCTGTGACCTCGGTTCGTGGCGACGGTCATGCGATCACCTGGCCGTCGCGCACCCGCACGTCGGTCCCCGTCTGAACCGGATTGTCCGACAGCGCCGAGTAGAGGCAGCCCCCAACCCGATAGGTGACCAGATACTGCCCATCTCGCCGAGGCGTGCAGGTCAGGACGTTGACGCGCTGGGTCACAGCGAGAACCTCCTCTTGTTCGGCTGAAGTGCGCTCAAGGCCGCCTCGGCCCGCATCTGGGCGTGGCGCGCGGCTTTCAGATTGGCGGCCGCGATGCTCATGCGGCGGGAGTCCTGCCTTGCCTCGGCCTCGGCCCACTCGTCCTTGCAGCGCCGAAAATCCGCATCTGCGCAGGATATCCGACAGGCGTTCCCCGATAGCTGGCGCGGCGCGTCATGGCCCTACAAAGCGTGGCTGAATGCGCGGAAAGCCTACCTCAAGAAATACGATGACAGCGCACCAGAGCCGCTTTTCGACGGATGGTCTCGCGATCCCGAAACTGGAAGGCCGATGATCCAATGACCGCCCCGATGCCTGAGACCATGAGCCCGCGCGAGAAGGTGGAGCCCTCTGCTATGAGCACCAATATGACCACGCATTCGAGCCTCCGCGCCGCAAATATCGCCCGTCAGAACGAGTGGGACCAAGACAACCAGATCACGGCGGCCTACCGCGGGAATGAACTGGCGGGGGAAGTCGGTGAGGCGTGCAACGTCATCAAGAAGCTGGAGCGCGAACGCCTGGGCATCCTAGGATCGCGCGCGACAGTCGACGAACTGGCTGATGAACTGGCAGACGTCCTTATCTGCGCCGACCTGATCGCCATGCACTATGGGATCGACCTGGACGCTGCAGTGGCGCGGAAGTTCAACGCAACCAGTGAGAAGGTCGGGCTCCGCACGCGGCTCGCGGCGGCGACCGCTGGGGGTGGGGTATGACCCGCTACGCTGCCGACACGTCCGTCTCCCAAGATCGCAGCCGAGCCGAGATCGAAGCGACCCTGAAGCGCTACGGCGCCACCTCGTTCATGTATGCGAGCGAGCCGACGGCGGCCATGATCGGCTTCCGCATCAGCGACCGCATGGTGAAGTTCGTCCTGCCGATGCCTGACCCAAAGTCGCGGGAGTTCACCCACACCCCGGCGCGCGGCACCCTGCGCTCCCCTGCCGA